TTTGTAATTGTTTTTCTGTATACAATATCATTTTAATTTATTTTTTATTTGTTTCAGTGTTTTAAAATAATATGTGGTAAGTTTTACATTGTTCCAGACACCAGCTTTCTGTACTGCTTTACTTGTATCTTCCACAACATAGTAAGGTATAAATAATAACTTACCTTTAAATATTCTATAGTCTTTTCCTTCTTCAACTAATGTCATCATTTTTTGTTTTTCAAACTCCTCTAATTTTTTAAGTTCTCTATTTACTATCTTCTCTAAATCTTCTACATCAGGAAGCATATCCCAATCTTCAGATGTCATCTACATCTTCTCCTGTAGCCATACTACTTGCTACTTCTTCTCTTTCTTTTGGGTTAAGTGCGGACTGTGGACCAATCTTTAAGGTTTCCCAATCTACTACACTCGTAAAACTTTCCATTCTATTACTTCTCATTTTTGTACAATTAAATGTCATACATTCATCTTGTTGCTCCCAAGTTTCAAGAGCATACGCTGCATCTGCTGCATCAAGTATACCCTTTGCAAATCTAGCCTCTCCACTAGCATCTGTCTGGTATGGTGCAAAGAATAGTGTTTCATACTCTTGTGCAAATAGTTTCATTTTCTTACTAACTTCTATCTGTTCTGTCCAGTCGTACTGTCCTGCACGAGTGGGAGCATTGTGTCGACGAACTTGGTTCAGGTAATCCACTATAACCACTCCAACATCAAGTTGATTAACTTTTTTATCTAACTCGGACTGTATTTTTGAGAGAGTTAAAGCAGGGTCATAGATAACATCTAACTGCTTTTCTTTATGTAGGGGAAGTTTTGTTAGGTTCTTATGAAAGCTATCAAAGTCATGAGTTTTTTCAAACTCAGGTAATAGTTCATATCCACCATCAAAACGACCTGCCCACCAGCCTCCAACTAGATTCCATTCTTCAGATGATAACATCTTACTTCTAAGTCTTTTAAGTGGTATCTTTGTTGCAATAGAACATATTCTTTGAAGAATACTTCTACTATCCATTTCTATTGTAAAGTAGAGGGCACTTCTGCCATTCTCATATACATTAGAAGCAATATTACAACAGGTAAGTGATTTACCTGCACCTCGTCGTCCTCCAACTAGAACTAAATCTTTTGGAGAAAACTGTATTTGTGAATCATACTCGCTATTGAGTCCTAAGGGTAAATACCTTGCCAGTTCTTTGTCGTCCTCGAAAAGAGATATACTTTGCATACTCTCTTCTGGTGGTTTGACATCTACCTTGTCACTTACTCTTAAAACTATTTCTTGTAGTTGTTCAATATTTTCTTCTGCCGAAGCCATTGCAACTGTATTGTCAATGTACTTATCTAACTCATCTAGAATCTCTACTTGTGCATATTCATTTTTTAGATAGTCTAATAAAAGCCATGCGTCAACCTCGACTTCAATAGTTTCGATTGCAGATATTTTTTCTTGGAGTTGCCTGTCTCGAACTTCATATGACAGGTCTTCAAACTTGGGGAGGTCTTGGTAAGTGTCTATGTGCTTATCCAAGATGTGAAAGATTGGCTGGTACTCGCCAGGTAAGTAATGTTCTTTTAGTTTAGCCCATGTGTCTAAATCTTTCTGAACTATAATTTGTTTTAGTAGCGCAGACGCAATATTCATAATAACCCTCTCTCAAAGCAACAAAAGGCAGGGACAAATGCCCCTGCCGACTAAATGAAATTTGCGTTTAACCTATTTCTTTTTTAGCTGCACCGTTGTAATTAGCACATTGTAAACCTCTTCTGGTTAACATTGTTTTAACGCCTCTTACAGTTTTACCAATTTCATCTGCGATTTGCTCAACAGTCATATCAGTAATATCGATATCAGCAAGAACATCAGCTTTGCTTGAACCTTTAGTTTCCTTTTGTTTTGGAATACCACCAATCTCACCACTTCTAAGTAATGATAGAGCTTTACCTCTGATTGAGTTTACTGACTTACCTAAAGCATCAGCAATCTCTTCTACAAAAGAACCACCATTTACCATTTCGATAAATGTTGTTTCTTCTTCAGGAGTATAAGTTCTAACAGTTTCTACTTTAGGAGCTGGTTTAACATGGCTTGTTAATTCCATAGAAAGGATTTTACCTTGAATTGATTTAGCAGAGAAGTTTCCGCCTTCAAAGTTTTCTGCAATTTCTGCATATGTGTATTGTCCTGAGTTATCAGTAACAAAAGCACTTAAAGTTGCTTCTTGTTCATCTGAGAATGATTTAGAAGCTGAAGCAGATGCTAATTCAACATCATACCCCATTTTTCTCAATTTAGAACTAACACTTCTTGTTGAAGTTTCTAATTCTTCAGCTGCATCAGCAACCATTGATTGAGAAATAGGTGACTCACTTCCGACGAAGTCTACTAGAGACTGAGTTCTTTCGTCTGTCCATTTTGGTAATGCCATTTTATTTTTTCTCTCTATTTTAAAATTGTTTTTAAGTTGTTTATTATTGTTATTCCCATTTGTTCTGCTTTTCTAGTTTTTGCACTTGCTATTCCACTTTCATTAACCAAGATGGTGACATCTTTAGTTAAGTTGTCTTTTACAATGTAGCCGTATTTTTCTAGTACTTGTTTAGCGGCTGCTTTTGTTTGGTAGCTTTTTAACTTACCTGTAATGCAAACTGTTCCCTTAGTGTCAGTAGTGCTGACCTTTACCTGCTTTTCACAAGTAAAAGAAAAGGGAAGCTCAAAGTATTTCTGAAAGTGAAATACATCTATCAACCAGTCCATCAGATTCGATGTTGCTTTCGGACCAAGACCTGCCTCTTTACAAGTTTCGTGGGTTATATCGCTTATTGCGGATATCTTTTCTGCTAATTTATTAGAGGCACTTTGACCGATAAGTGGTATCGAAAATGCTGGAAGAAGAGTTATTAGGTCGACGCTCTTTGATTTTTCTATTTCTGCGTGTAACTTCGTACCTAGTTTCTCTGAATCCAACAGAAACGATATTTCTTCTTGGGATAGTGAATAAATATCGTGATAATCAGTAAAACCTAGCTTTTCTATTGTTGAAGGGCCAAGTCCTTTGATTTTTAAAGTTTTAGCAAAGTGTTCTACACGCTTTGCTGATTTTGCCGAGCAATTAGAACTTTGACAGAACAACTGGTCACCAACGAGTACAAGTATGCTCGTGCATGCTGGACAGTTTGTCGGTGGTATTATTTCTCTCAATGTCTATTTCTCTCAAATATGAATATATTATAACAAACGAGTAACCATTTGTCAAGAATTATTTTTTGGAAAGTGGGATAAAATAAGGGAAGAAATTTTGAAACACTCTGTGTGTCCACCAAATTTCTGAGATGGAGAATAACTATCGTCTTTGAACTTCTCGTGTAGCTCTTGCTCTATTTTCCAACAGTTATATATAGTATCGTGATAGGTTCTCTGGATTCGTAAATCGTAGCCTTTAAATCCACGACTTCTTTTTATGACATGACGCCAGTCTTTACCACTAGCTATGCCTACTTTTATACATTCTCTTTCAAATGTTAGTTGATTTACTAAGATAACTCCATATAATACACCCTCTCTATCACATTCGTGAGGGTGGTTGTTAAAGTAAGTTTGATTATAAACTCCACTCATGTTATGAGCATAGGGTTAAAATGTCTTATGAATCCTGTCAATAATATAAATACTGCGATAGCATTTAATATTATTAAGGCTCTATCCTTCCATAGAAGCCCTACCCATAACCAACCTGATACTCCTATAAGTGAAAGACATAAGTCTACGAAAGGGTACATTTGCCCTGACCTAACAGTAAATGCGGCAATCAAAAAGGCACTTGATGTCCACTTAACATACCATGATAGGTCTAGTTTAGGTGTTGCACTTTTATATATTCGTTTACT